TCAAGTTCGGGTAGTTAGAGGTTAATTATGGCAGGAGCATTAGACACAGCATTTAAAGCAATTGCCAAGCAGGTTGTATCTGATCTTGGAACAGCTTTAGATACAAGTATCACTTATAGCCGTAAAGCTATGGGTACATACAATGCGGCAACAGGAAACCTAAACGCTGTAAAGACAGACTACGTTATCAAAGTACCTATTGAATTTGTTAACTCCAGTGAGGAAGGAGGTTATCAAGAAAATACTGCTAGGTTATACATCACACCAGATCTAATAGGAGATAACCAACCTCTTCTGCAAGATGAAGTATCTTTAACTTTCTCTGGGTCAACCAGAATTGCAAAAATAACGGATATAAGGACACTTAAGGGCGGTCAGGAGTATCTTTTCCGTATAGATGTGGTTTTCTAATGACTTTAGTTAAAGCTAGAGCAGCCTTAGAAGTTGCTATAAGAGACTCCTTAAAGGACGATCAACCAAAGGTTACAGTAGTATTTGACAACACTCCTTTTACTACCCCAGGTAGAATGAAGAAGTACGTTCTTGTAAGTATAGACTTTGATACAGCCACTTACCAACCTCAAGGAGCAGCACAAACTTACTACACAGGTAGAGTAAACTGCGGTATTTTAACCCCAAAAGATAAGGGAAGTGGTGAATCTTCTGCCGTATCTCAATCAGTCATAGATGGTCTAATTTCCATAAATGCTTCCGACTACACAGACACATACTCTGTATCTCCTCGTGTTTCAGAAATATCTGGACCGTCTTTTACCAACAACGAAAATAACAGCCATTATTTAAGTACAGTGAGTTGTACTTTTACAGCCAATGCCTAGAAAGAAAACTTTAAACAGTCTTGCACGGGACATAGAGAAGTCGGTAGAGCAAGCTAGAACAGAAGCATCTAAAGAGATTATCCATACTCTTCAGCAAAAAGGACCGTGGTGGACAGGTAGTTTTGCTAAAAGTTGGGTAGTAAGTAGTGCCCCTGTTGTTGGTGATGAGCTAAAGAGAGATCCTAATCCTCCTTATTGGGATGCAGAGGCTATAAAGGAAGCGAGAAGACCTAGAACAAGTAGAAGACCTAAATTCCCTGTTGTAAATATAAATCAAACTCTATATGTAGGTAATGCCTCTAGTTATGCTCTTTTTGCTACGGGGTATTGGGGAGAAAAGATACATCATTTCCAAACTATGATGGATATAAAGGGTAAGAAGGTTACATACGCTCAACATGGTAAGAGAGTACAAGCCTTAACACCCAAAATAGAACCAAAACCTAGTTGGTACAGGATCTATTTGAACGATACGCAGTATTTAATGAGGGACATCAATAGGGCTTTTCGTTCCAAGAATTTTGTTATACGGAAGACAGATAGAAAGACAACATTTAAGAGTAAGAACTATACGGGAAATGTAGGTAGTTCAGGTCAAGCATACAATTATCAACCAAGAGCTTATTTAGACTTATAGGTTATACTACAGGAGTAAATACAGAATTACATGGCTGCTGAACGTGCTATAGACAAGCTGAAAAAAGCTTACAATGTCGAAAATCGTAGTAGTTACGCTATTTATAAGGGGGAAGATTTAGTACTTAAGATCTTCTGGTCCCCTATAACCATTGCTGATAGAGACAAGATAAATACCACACTAAGAGCGATGGGTAAGGGAGATGAAGAAGGTAGTCTTGATTTTGCGCTCCAGGTAATCATCGAAAAAGCACAAGATAGTGCAGGAAAATCCTTATTTACAGAAGCAGATAGACCATCTTTAAGGAGAGAAGTTCCTTTGAGTGTCTTACTAGACATCATGGCTAAGATGCAAGACTTGGGGGATGAGGTTGACCCAGAAGCCGTAAAAAGCACAACTGGAGAAGAATAGTTACCTCTATCTCCAATTTGCGATAGCGGAAAAGCTAGGCAAAACACACAAGGAAATAGCAACTACGATGACAACAGAAGAGCTATACGCATGGAGCGCATATCTTGAATTAAAAGGTGAAAGAGAAGAAAAAGCATACGAAGATGCTCGAAGAAAGTCCCAATACAAGAACGTACGCTAAACTATTATTATTGATTAGGTAATCTAGTGGCAGACGGCGGCGCAACCTATACCGTAAATATTGAGTTAGCTACTCGTCAGTTCAGCCAGGACTTACGAAACCTAAAAAATAAGATAAAAAATGAGCTAGGAAAAACTGTAAAAGTAGCAACTGGTGGAACGGGAGCAACTAGCAGGGAGAGAGCATTATCTATACGAAAAGAACAGAATGATAAAAGGGAACAGAGAAGAATAAAATACAACGCTGATCAGACTAGAGCGCAGCTTATAGAGAAACAGAGGTTAATAGAGAGAATAAATAAATTACAATCTTTTGGTTATAAGGATTCAGAGGTTAAAAAACTTAGAGCTTGGGCTGGTGAGATAGATAGCTTAGCTAAAGGTAATCCTCAAGCAGCGCAACAAAGAATAAAAGATCTGAGAGGTGCTTTAGATGCAGAAGATAAGATTTTACAAACTATAATTAATCAAGGTTTAGAGAAGGAAAAACAAGCAAAACAACAGGTAGAGCAATCAAGGAAGATAGAGAATAGAAGAAGAAAAGGGCCACATGGTCAGAGGATGCACGGACCTATAGATATTTATGGAAATGACATTTACGATCCAGGTAAGAGAGTACCAGCAATACCAAAATCAGGGGCTTCTTTACCTATAGATCTCCAACGTAAAGGCACTGGTACGTTTGCAGCAAAACATACCGATCTTCTTAGACGAAGACAGGTATTAGAAACGTTACTCTCTTCTTTTGATGGAATAAATACTCCTGAAATAAACAGATTTAAAAACGGAATACAGGGTCTTGTAAAGCAGTATGGAGCAGTGTCTACCTCAATGGGACAGACACGAAATGCTTCTGGTTTTGGTAATGCTGGAAATATAGCCAGAGAATTAGAGCTTCTAGAGCTATCTACTAAGAAGGAGGAGTACAGAGCTAGAAATATAAAGACAATGAATCAAACTGAAGCAAAAGCTTTCAGAACAAAAGAAACGTTTTTAAATAAGGAGCATAGTATCAAGAAGACCTTATTCCGTTTACAAAAGAAAGGTGTAGCCACAACTAACTTTGAATTAAAACTTGAAAAGGCTATTACTGCACAGGATCAAGAGCAGTTAAATAACTTAGCTAGAGAAGTAGATATGACTAACGCACAAGCAACTAGAGCTACTAAAAAAGGAGGGAAAAAAGGTGGAAGTGGCGGTGGAACGGTTGCCGCTAAGGGAGGTGGAGGAAGATTTGGAAGGATAGCTTCTGCCGCAGGTATTAGTGGTGGTTTCCCTCTTTTATTTGGTCAAAGTCCTTTGGTGGCAGGTATTAGTGCAGGAGGCGGTGCATTAGGCGAAGCAATTACTCCTGGGGGCGGTTTTGCGGGAGGTATAGTTGCGTCTGCTGCTGCTACTTATATATCTGAAGTAATCGCATTTAGAAAAGAAATTTCGAATCTTAATAAGGAGATGTCTTTGATGGGTGTAGGTGCAGGGTATAGCGCAAAGGAAATAGTTAAGCTAGGAAATAAATTAAACGTTACTAAACAGGAAGCACTTAAAATAGCGGAACAGTTTAAAAGATTTGGAAAAGACGGAGGTTTATTCGCTCAGTATTTCGGAGGGGATATAGGTCAATTTACAGCATCCGTACAGGCGGTGGATATGCAATCAGCTATGGCTGCCATAAAAGCAACTGCTAAGGATATAAGTATAGAAGACGAGCTAAGGTACAACATCTTACTTAGAACAAAAGGTGTAGAAGCTACTATTAATCAAATAATTAATGAGAGGATAGAAAAACAGAAGAAGGCTAGAAACGAGGATGCTAAAAAGACCATTGAACAAGCCAAGGCAATGAATAAGGGTATAGGTGGAAAACGATGGTACGATAGAGGCGGTTATAGTTTACTAGGTACAGAAGAAGGAAATATAGAAGAAGTTTCTAAAAGAGTAGAAAAAGAGTTAGATGCTGCTCTTGGTGATGATTCTAAGTTGAAACAAAATTTTGATAAGAGAAGGGAACAAATGAGACAGGCTATGTATGAAGCTGAGAATTTAAAATATTCAGTGCTTACTGCTATAGATGGTATCGATACAGAATTAAGAAAGTTAAATAACACACAGTATCAGGTTGTTCAACTATCCAAATCAATAGGTTCTTCCTTTAGTGAATCGTTTAAGGGAATAGTTAAAGGGTCAATGACAGCGCAAGATGCGTTAAGGAATTTATTCCAAAGAACAGCAGATCATTTCTTAGATATGGCTGCACAAATGGCTGCGACTCAGTTACAGAAAGGAATATTGAGTTTGTTTAACTTTGGCTCTAATCCCTTAGGTAGTGTTTACAACTCAGATCTTTCTAGTAATCCAATGGTTACAAGTTATTTTGGAGGTGGGAAAGCAGCAGGAGGCCCAGTTAAAGGAGGAACTTCTTATGTTGTTGGAGAAAAAGGCCCAGAATTATTTGTTCCAGGTTCTAGCGGTAATATCGTTCCAAATCATGAAATGGGAGGAACAAATGTGGTCGTTAATGTAGATGCTTCTGGATCGTCAGTTGAAGGTGATGTTGAGAGAAGCAGACAATTAGGAGAACTAATTGGTGCGGCTGTTCAATCAGAAATTAT